ATTCCTGCTTTAGAGTATTCCTTGCCACAGTATTGACAAGCTACTTTTTCTTCTACTTTTCCCATTTCAGTTTTCCTCCTTCACTATTGAATTAAAGGAGGAGAGACTTGAACTCTCTTCCCCCTTGACAACTACTACGCTGTTTCAATGACAACTCCTCTTGTTGGGTGAAGTAATCCAGTACCCCAGATAGCATACCAAGCAAGTCCATGCTCTCTACCAAAGTCTGTTACTCCGTTATCTCTCAATTCTACTGGTAAGCCTATAGCATAGGCATAGTAATCTTCTCCGAATAGAACTGACTGATAAACTTTTGTGCCATCGGAAGATACAAGTTCTTCTTTGTAAGCTGGGTCATCTGTTCCTACAGCTCCGTTGCACATAAGAGTCGTTTCAATGAACCTCACGTCATCAATTCTTCCAATTTCTCCTGTAAATAGCTGTTCTGGATTACCATATTTTGAAGCTTCTATCCAAGCTGGGTCATCTCTAAGAACTCTGCTTTGATGTGGGTGAACAAAGCAGATGTAGTAAGCTCCCTCAAACTTTGGTGTGTTGTTAGTAGCAAGAATTTCTACAGCATCCTTTATGGTAGCTACAGACATTCCATTTTCACTAGTGATATCTAATCTGTTTGATATCTTTGGAGCAGAAGCAGAAGCTCTACCATAAATTACATTTGGAGCAGTTAAAGCTGTGTCTCTTAACTCTACATCAAGTGTTAAAGCAACGTCTCTTGATAATAGAGTAGTAGCATCAGCCATAATGTCTGTGAATGAAGCCTTAAGAGCTAATTCTGATACAGATATAGCATTTCCTCTTTCACCTACAGTGATGGACTTCATTGTTGAGCTTAAGCTTTGAGTCTGCATCCTAACTCCTTCTGTTAGAGCTCCACCTTTCTTAAGGTTATTGTAAGTCATCATTTGGATAGTTAGACCGGGCTGAGTTCCTAATTCAGTTTTCACTTTAGCGAACTGAACGAATCTCATTACAGGCATAGCCTTAAATTCAATTTCCTTTGAGTAAACAACTCTTACATGGTTGTCTAATTTTACAGCTTCGCCACCAGCTAAATCAGTGCCAGTTGGCTGAATTACTGTATTAATTTGTGAATCTGCTTTTGCAGTTCTAATAAACATTGATAATAGTCTGTTTTTCAACATTTTGAATTCCTCCTCCTCTTATTTTAAGCCCAGTTGCTTTCTCATCTCTGAGTACTGGCTTCTTGAATTTTTATCAAACATACTTAGTCCTGCTATGTCCATAGTATTAATTTGATTGTAAAAAGCTTGAGTGTTAGGATTAGCTGGTGGAATCTCTGTAGATGGTTTTTGTTGAGCTACAGTATTCTTAATTCTTCCTACTATCTCAGCATATCTAGCCTTAGATTTCTCTATTGCTAAATCTATTTCTTCTGGAGTTCCTCCCGTAACTAATTCTGGGATAAGCTCTCCTCCTGCTTCTGCTATCTTAGCAGTCTTGTAAGCTTCTAATTTGATGGAAGCTATTTCATTGTCCTTGTCAGACAGAGCATTTTCTAACTCTACTATCTTAACTTTAAGAGCTTTTATTTCATCACTCTCAGTTGCTTTTGAGTTCTTCTTAAGCTCTGCTATTTCAGAGTCTTTGCCTTTGATAATTTCATCCTTTTCTCCTAAGGCTATAAGAAGTTCATTAATTCTCTTTACCTTCTCTTCAACTTGAGCTTTTAGCTTATTGATTTCTGGGTAAAGCTTCTCTTTCTCCTCTTTTCTAGCTTTGCTAATAAGTTCCTCAAAGTTCACTGTGGGTGCTGGAGCTGGAGTTCCTTCTGGAGCTGGTGCTCCCTCTCCTGCTGGTGCTCCTTCATCTGCTCTTGCAGTTCTAACATTCCACATCAACATAGTCATTACATTCACTAATAAAGCCTTGATATTTTTCATAATACTTTCTCCTCACTTTCAATTATTAAATTAAATTATTTGTTCCAACCTTTTTGAACAACCTTTTTAGTTGGAAGCAACTTCCCAGCATTTCTTTGCTCTGGGTCTGTCTTTCCTGCTTTGTTCTTAATACCACATGGTATTGAACTCTTCACAGTAGAATTGCCTTGTCCATGAAATAGGTCTTTTTCCTTAGCCATGTTGGATTCCTCCTTTATTAAAATATATTGTATTATTTAGATACACATTCTCAAGTGATAATCCCTATCATAGTCAATTCTACTATAGGTCTTTAATTTACACAACCCACTTGACAAAATATTTTTAATGTTTTTATGAGCACTAGCCATTAAGAATTAGTACTCTGTTTCTTCTCTGGAGAGTTGGTTAATCCAGCATTGACTTGACTTTCATTTCCTGCCTTATTCTCTCCTATAGGTCTATTCATTAAATTTTTTGAACTTCCAGAAGGAACTAATTTTCCTGTGAGTGGGTCTTTTTCTAGTCCATAAATCTCTGGAGTAGCTTCTCTGTCCTTATCTATCTCAATAAGTCTTTGCTGTATGTCCTCCTTGCCAAGTCTCTTCATGGCTTCCTCTCTATCAGCTAGTCCCATCTTCATCTCTAATTGAAGAGTTTGAACTTCCACCAGCTTATCTTTTGGTAGGTTGTCCTCAAAGATTATCTCATTCTGATAAATGTCTTTAGCATATCGGTCTCCCTTCTTCCACTTGGATAAATCAGCATCTATAAGTCCTTCCTCTAATCCTATTTTGATTATAAGCTTATTCACTTTCTCTAAGCACTCTTTAGTAAGAGCTCTCTTCTGCTCTATTCTCTCTATAAGTGGCATCATCATTAATTGTAGAGCCACTCCAGAGGTATTACTAATAGCTAGGTCTTTTCCTAGAGCTCCTTCTGGGACTCCTCCTATTTCGTGCATAGCCATCTTAACACTAGCTATATAGTCCTTACTTGCTTGAAGGTCTGAGTCTAGGGTCAAGTTCTCTACTTTAGCATCTTTAGGTAGTCCTCCCCACACTTTGTTAGCTCCCTTCTCAAGTTGTCCTACTCTAGCTCCGTAGACTAAAGTAACTGGAGCACTGTGGTACTCAATAATTTCAGACACATCAGAGCTCTTAAGGTTAAGTTCCATATTTAGAGGTATTAAGTCCTCTAGGTCTGATATTCCAAAGTTTCTTCCTACCAGTTCTAAGTTCTTACAATGAAAGAATGGTATTACTCCATACTTATTCTTGTAAGTCTCTACTAGCTCTGTACCTCTGTAAACTTCTACTGTTTGAGCTGTCCATACTTGCTTATAAACTATAACTTTAGTCTTGCTTGGCTCATCTGCATTAAGTCTTATTGGGTACATTACTGTGAATTTTCTCATCCTGTCCTTGTCATAGCCATCATCATATTCTGGGAAGCATATATTAGGGGGTACTACTAAAATCCTCACTCTGCCCTTCTCATACTCATCATAAGGGTCATAGAAGTTTGGATTTTCAGAGCCATCCTCTAGGTACTTAGGCTCAAATGTTACTTGTACCCATACATCTCCTGTAACTGACTTAGCCTGTCCGAACTGCTGACAGAACTTGAGCTTATTGTTGTCCTTCCATACTTCATTAAGGAATGGGAGGATAGTGGTCTCTACATCTGGCTTCATCTTAATATTAAATCCTTTGCCAAGCTCAAATGTTACAAACTTGTTTACAAAGGCTCTACAGTAGTTCTTTGTTACCTCAGTCTTTCCTGTTGGTGGGAGCTCCTGCCAGTGGTAGCCCTCAAAGAAGTTCCATTTAGTCCTATAGCTTGATAGTCTAGAGGCATCTTCTGCTGATATTTTAGCTCCTAGACTTAGTAAGCTAACATTCATTAGGTCTTGAAATTGCATCTTATTGACAAAATCATAAGCCATTTATTATCTCCTCCTTGCTGTGAGTGTGTTTCTTGCTCTAGTAAATCCAGTGGATTTCTTTTCAAATAATCTCTGATTTTCTGTTACTGGTTTAGCCACAGGCTCTCCCTTGGAAGCCCATACTGCCAATGCTAAAGAGTCTGGGTAGTCGTCATGTGCTCCTGCTACTTGTGGGTGAGTAACTACCATAAGCTGTCCACTATATGTCTTTTGAAGGTCTAAGAACTCCTGCTGGAACTTTTTAAACTCTATAGTTTCCTTAGTCTCTGGGTTTGCTGGGTAGTGAACTCTCTTAGCCCTAAATTCAGTATTCAAGTGCTTGTATAAATCACTCTTGCCCTGCTTACTGAACACAAATGGAACTATTTCACAGTCTAGGTTAGCTCTAAGTCTATCATAGATAGCATCACCTACTCCAGTAGCATCCATAACTATTCTAGCTATATTGAAGTTCCCTAAGAAGTCTTTTATTTGTTCATACTGCTCATTCCAGTTGTCTCCCTGTATATCCAGCCATGCCTTAACATATACGTTATAAGCTATATAGTCTGGAACATCCATATCTCCCATCTGAGCCTTCTCCACTACTATAGGATTGTCCCAGTCTACTTCAAGGACTGTTACTACTGTGGAGTCACTCCTCTTTCCTAAATCTATTCCTGCTACATGGACTTTCTGGGTGTCCATTATACTGAGTCCCATCTCTGGACAGCCTAGTTCATCAAAGAGTTTGCTATCCACAAACATACCTCTTTCAAGAATCCACTTAAGATTATAGGACATTTGGAACTCATCAGAGTTTTCCCCAATTCTCTTCTTTTCTCCTATAATGTACTTCTCATAGTTTGGGTTGTACTTCATTACTACCTCATAATTGTATTGGAAGTGATTTCTCTTACCTCCGTTTTCATAGTCTTTTTTGTTTCTCTCTATAGCATCAAAAAAGAATCCTCTATGAGTGGTTGCTGTTCCTATAAGTATCTTAGTAGCATTATAGAAAGCTCCCATAGGTGAGATTGAGTTAGATGATACAATCCCGTTAGCTATAAAGTTTCTTCCCTCTACTTTCAAGCAGTAAGTTGGCTTTTCTCCTATTAACTTCTTGCTAACAACTCTCTCAAAATATATATCATCTCTAAATTTACCTCTTCTTAAATCATTAACTATTTTTCTATTTCCATTCTTAGCTTCGATTTTTCTTACTAATTGTATTAGTTTTTTCTGTTTAGTAAATAGCTCAAACTCACCAAAGAACTTTAATATCCCCTCTTTACTCTTAATAGTGCAACTCCATATAGGTTTAGGATTTTTTCCAAAATCACCATTCTGCTCTCTTACACTAACTCTACTAGGTACTCCAAATTTAAGAAGTATATCTTGAAATCCTCTAACAAGGCTTTCAGAAGTATTACTAAATACTATCTCATTATTAGATACACTTCCATCACTTTCTATTAAACCTATTACTAGTCCTTTTAAAAATGATTTACTGGCATTAAATATCTGAGGAGTAATTGTTTTTTCAGAGCCTTTTAATCCCCAAATCCCTAACTCCTTTAAAAATAACTTTAGCTCCCCTTCTTTATTACCCTCTCTACTAATTCTCTTAAAATAGCCTTCACTTAAATCTTTCTGCTCATTGTAAGTTATTTCTTTATATTCAGTATTTTCAAAATCTCTAAGTAAATAAGGGATGATATAGTCTCTTACTTTCTTATTTACACATATCATTGGACTATCTCCTGTCATACATCCATCCCCTAGCATAAATCCTACAAGCTGTCCTTGTCTTTGATTATACTTGTCTCCAAAGTAAGGCACTTCTTTAGGTACTGCTAGAGTATCCCCAACTTCTATATTACTTACAGTGTCCCATTTAGGAACTCTATTCCCTATTCTTCTTCTAACATAGAATTGATGGTTTTCTGTAGCTTCAATCTTTCTCCCATTAGATAAGGTAAGTTCATATACAGGCTGTATTCCATTATTATAAAACTCATCTGGAGTCTTACTCCCATCTAGTGTCACTACATTCATCTTATTCTCTACAACATCTTTAATAGTTGCCTTAGAGCCATCAGGTAACCACACTTCCGTATCCTCTGATAGACATTTAGAGTATTTGAAGTTTCCTACATCCTGCGACTCATCCACTATGATAAGCATATAGGAGTCTCCTTCTATGTTAGAGCCCTCACTAGCTGACTGTGAGCTAATAAGTGAGCCATTAGAAAGAACTACGTTTTGTCCATTTGATACATCAAAGGTCACATTAATCTCTGGGTCTGATAATATCTCTGTTGCGTGTCTGCTACCCATTCTCTTCTTCATTCTGTTGAAGCATACTTGAGCTTGTCTTAGTGTTGGAGCAAATATTCCTATCATTATCCCATCTTTAAATCTATTAAGCCTGTTATCTGTAACAAACATAGGCAGATTAGCTAGTGTAGGAAGTATAATAGCAAGTCCTCCACAAATAGTTGAAACCGTCTCAGACTTCCCTGAGTTATGGGTTAATATCTCATTACAAAGGAAGTTCTCGGCACTTTCTACTTCTATATCATAGGTCTCTTGCTCTCCCATAAACATTATACTCTTTATTCTGCTAAAGCGAATCCTGCCTGTCTTTTCATCCACATAGCCTATTTCATTCCCTGCTTCAAACTCATACAAAGGCTTGAATAGTCTGCTTCCTTTATCTAAAAATCTGTGGTTGGCTGTGCAATAAATCTCCTGTCCACTCTTAAGTCTTAATCTATAGACTTCCCTTACTCCAGTGTTATAAGAGTCTATTACCTTCCTAGGCACAAATTCATCATAGTCAAATGCAAGAACATCATCCCCTGCTTCTATATTCTCAATAGGCTTTTTAGTTCCATCTGCCATATGTACTAAGCTTCCCTTAGATACACACTGTCTGCTAAATAGAGCTGTTATTTCCTCCCCATCATTTTCTAATACTGAACGAATAATTCTGTATGCAAATTGTTGTTGGTAGGGGAACAGCTCTACTCCAGAATAGGCTTCGCAGAACTTATATATTTTTTTCACTAACTCTGTAGTAGTTATTTTAGCCATTGTCTCTCCTCCTTCTCCTTTTTGTTCTACCATAAAAGCATAATAAAAGCTCAGATTTTTTCCATCTGAGCTTATTGTACCACTTAATTCTATTTTGTGAAAGAGGTTTACACAGGATAGTTGTCATAGAATATGTTAAGAGCTTCAATCACTTGGTCTACACTCTCCACTACAACTCCATGCTTCTCTATTGCCCCTAGGATATACATATTTTTATACATATGATTATCTCCTGTTCCAGCTCTCCTCATATCAGAGTAAATTCCTATAATCATTTTAGGGCTGTATCTAAATCCTAGCTCCCTGCCTAGAGCTTCCAGAGTCTCAAGATGTCCAGATATTATTCCAACTTCCCCAGCCACTCCAGCATCTATTTCTACTCCATCCAAGTAAGCAATTAGCACTTGTGAAGCTAATAAGTGTTTGGTGTCCTCTTCATATATCTTAAGGGCAGTAATGTCTCCATCATTGTTCTTTTTATCATTGATTTCCCCATTCTCTTGAGGTACATATAGTTCTAGCCAAGGACACTCTTTCCTTATCCTCTCAGCTAGTCTAGCTGTTCCCTCAAATCCGAATATGTCAAAGAAATGACTTGCTAAATATCCCTTCATAGCCTTATTCCTCCCCTAAGACTAATTCTTTAAAATAAGGTAATTCCTTAATCCATTGACAAAACTCTCTCCACTCTGGGAGTCTATGATTCTTTCTTTGTGCATACACAGTCTTTAGTGCTCTATAATTAGTGGTTAGTCTAGCAGTAAGTTCAAATCCAGAAGGAACATTATATAGTATTTCTAAATATAATTCCTTGGAATAATCTGATTCTTTATCATCTAGTAGGTTATATTCATTAATCTTTTCTTGAAGCTTTGCTATAGTGCTATCCCAAACATATTTATTGCATTGTTTTCTTATATCCAGCTTAGTTATTCTGTGCATTGTAGATTGACTACTTACAAATTCTACAAATCTGTATCTCTCTAGTTCCACCCAAGCTTTAATAGAAAACGTTAAGTCAAAAGCTATCCTTATCCCAGTGAGGAATTGGTCATGTCCCTCACCTTTTCCACTCTGTCCTAATTTCTTAACAGTTTTTGTTAATTCAAAACTACAATCTTTTGTGTCTACTGCCATAGGGTATTTACTTGCTTTTATACTATAATCTAAGTCCATTAATGAAACATTTTCTATATTCATCTATTTATCCTCCTCATATTTTCTTATGTGAGCTTCAAAGGTACACATTTCACTAGACTTATCATCTCTGAAACATATAAATCGTGGGTGTTGTAGACTTCCAGTAGTTTTGTTTATAATTCTTTGAGCTTCTACTTCAATTACTCTTCCTAAGAAGTCCTGCTTATTCTCTGAGATGAGCTTTCTTGTAGCTTCATCTAGTCCAGAGGTCTGTCCTACTACCACTAGCATCTTATAATCAGTACTCTGCCCTACTTTTCCTTTACACTTAATTATACCTTTCCTTTCAAGTTCATCAAAGTACTCTCCAGAGTATCCTAGTGAGATTAGTTCATGTAGGTCATAGTCCTTCCATACTCCGAACTTGATAGCTCCTATCCAGCCCATAGCATAGAATTTAGTTACTGGGGTATATCCATATTGAAAGGCTTCTTCACAAGGCTCAATAGTCATTTCGCTAGGAGATATTAATTTCCCTGTTTCGTTGTCTATCCAATACTCCCAATTATCTATTTCTTTTCCTTCATATACTTTTGTTGGCTCTTCATATCCCATTATGACTACATCATAGGTTTGGTGAGCCTTCATCTTTACAAAGCTCTTAGTCCTCTTCTGCTCATATCTTGCATATATGTCCTTTATTATTAGTCCTTCTTTGCCTTGCTTTAAGAAGCTCCTAAATAAGCTGTCATAGTCCTCTATTGGGTTTAGAACTCCTAATAGTCCATTTTTGCCTTCATCTCCCCATAGCTCCCTTAGAAGCTCCAAAGTCTCTTGTGAGCAGTATATAGAGCACATTTCTATAAATGGACTCTTAGTTTCACATATTAGTTTCCAGAGGTATATTTTTCTCTTCCAGTAAGGCATGGCTTGAATATTTACACCTTTATAATACAGTATATCAAAAGCTTTCATAAAAGCAAAGCCTTTTTCAAGCTGATTTTTGATAGCTGTTTCTGGGAGAGCTCCAGTTACACTTTGTACTTCTCTGCATGAACAATTCTTTACTGGGAGAAGTACTTCCCCATCTATTACTGTCCCATAAAACTCTGGACTCACTTTAATATCTCTGATATGTGGCATTTGGTCTGTGTTCTCACTAAACCATCCTGTCTCCTTGCTTACCCTTCTGGAGAACATTCTATTGCCCTTCTCAGTAAAGAAGATTAGTCCCCTGTGTCCATCAAACTTCTCCTCAGCTACAGTAGTATTATTAGCTATATAAGCTTCTAAAGCATCATGGTCTAGCTCCTGTGCTGTCATAGGCTCTAAGAATCTGAGCTGTTTATTAGTCTCAAACTCCTTTACATAATCAGCGTACTTCCAGCCACTAAATTTGGGCTTAGTACTCCCCAGAATCTTTCCTGTCTCAGTATCCAGAATATCATTCCCTTGTACCTTTAACATACTTTCCTCCTTAATCACACTATTGGTCTTGCTCAAAGGTGCTGGGGTCATAGTCCAGCACAATAGGTTTACCATTCTCTTTATAGGTCTGTTCTGTCCTCATATCCTTGACATTCTCCGTTTGCTCCAATTCTGATTACTCCTCTAATACATTGGTTTGCAAAATTAAATCTACAGTCAACTTCTGAGCACTCTATTACTGTGCTCCTGTTCTTAGCTGTGACTACTTCCCAATGGTCTATATTAAGGAAATATTGAGGTCTATGCTGGTTGTATTCTTCTATTCTCCCATACATAGTAAAATCGGTAGCTTCACATTCATATTCCCACTTGGTCTCTTTGTCCTTAAGATGTATCTTAGCTCTTTCTTGAACTAAGAACTCTACTACTTTGGCATCCAGTCCCCATGAAGCCCACTTCCTCATAAAGTGCTCACTCTTCTTTCTCTCACAAGTGAATAGCTTCTTGGAGGGGTCATATTTTCCTATGACTTTGACTGTACCATCCTTCTCCTTAATCTGTATCTTCTGAATTAGATTTTTCTTCTTTGGTTGCTTTTTAGCTGTTGACATCCCTCATTCCCCCTTCTACTAATACTTATTATAACAAGTGAGCATTAGCTTGTCAAATTCCTAGTAGTTCTACAACTTTGTCCTTCTAGAGCCAATAATCACTTCAATATAATCTTCAATTATTTGTTTATTTTGGGGGGTGTACTTTTTGGTACGGGGTGTAGTCAACATTATCTGTAAATCCATATCCAATCATTCTTTCCCACCATTTAGAAAATATCTCGGATAACTCTAAAACACATACATATCTCTTGCACTTACTACTTGGAGTAAAAAATCTTTACCATGTTAAGTCATCCTCATTCCTTCTATAATATCATAAGCTATGTCATATGGGTCTCTATTAACGGTCTGTATAAGGTAAGCCTGTATATCTCTTGGATAGTTCCTGTTGATTTCCTTCATAAGCTCTAAGTAAGCTTCTTGCTGTCTCATGCTGTTCTCAGCTCCGAACTTTACTGCTCCAAACTGGGGCTTGTCCCTGTTCAGTCTATCTTCATAGGTCTTTTCATCAGCCACAAGCACAAAAAGGTAAATGTCATAATACTCTGAGAGCTTGGCTAAGCTCATTAGGAAGTAGTCATAATCCTCCTTGAAGTCATAGTCCTTGTATCCCAGCATACAGTACACTCTCTCACTAAAGAAAGTCCTGTCAAATATCCAGCTCATCTCAGTGCCTTTCATACTATAGAGCATCTGCATTAGACTATAGTAGATGTTCACTACTTTAGGTCTGGCTTCCTCAGACTTATCCTTTATTCCAGATAGTCTCATTAGGTTACTATAAGGCATCATATCCCTAAGAATGTTTGTTAGGGTGGTCTTTCCTCCTCCCTGTGCTCCCTCTACAATGACAATTTTAGGTTTCTTCTTCATGTTCTTTCCCCCTATTCATAAAGAAAGAACCTTATAATAAGATTCTCCCTGTTTTTACATCTATTACTCTCTGATTACTTGAGCCCCTCCAGAGTAAATTTTCATCCTTTAATTCTTCAATAAATTTACCATCAACTACTATGTCCACATACTTCATAACTTCAAGGTCTTTTACTTCCTCATAGCTGTAGCCAGTCCACAGCCAGATATTTTTCTCTGGGTATGTCTCTTTAACTGTCTTGCATATTTGAGTCACTGTATCCCTATTATAAGGGGCTAGAGGCTCTCCTCCTAATATAGAGAGGTCTTTACTCATATCCCTCTCTAGGAGTTTTAGGAGTCCCTTCATTGACTTCTCAGTGAAGGGTTTCCCATAGTTAGGATTCCACAGCAACGGATTATGGCAGTTATGACAAGCATGAGGGCATCCAGATACCCATAAACTCACTCTAACTCCTTCTCCATTCAGATAATCAAAGTCTAAAACACTAGCATAGTTCATCTACATCCACTCCTATTTGAAAATGGTCAACTCTGTCTGCTACTTCTTCAAACTTGCCATCATTGTATCTTGTGTCCCCGTTTAACTTTCTATAGCTGATATAACCACATACTCTGTCTATCATTGTTACATTTGTACTTCCACACTTAGTACATTTATAGTCCTTAAACTCCCCTTCGTGTCCACAGTCTATGCAGGTATCAAGCTCCACATTTACTCCAAAGTACTTTCCATCCAGCATAGCTTTATCAACTATTTGCTTAACAGCCTTGAAGTTCTTTACTGTAGGGAACTCATTATATGTGATTCTTCCCCCTTTGGATAGGTGGAACATTGGATTTTCAATGTTCTGCTTCTCTATAGCATTAACTTCTGCCTTTACATCTACATGGAAGGAGTTCATATAGTATTGCTTGTCTGTTACTCCTTTAATTTCCCCAAACTTCTTATAATCTAGGTTTCTAAAGGTATGAGCTAAAGACTCTGCTGGAGTTCCATAAATTGCAAATAGTAATCCATACTTCTGTTTAGCTTCCTCTACCTTCTGATTTAGGTGCTCAAGCACTTTTATAGCAAAACTATTATCCTCATGGATGTGCTTTCCTGTCATAAGGTATGAAGCTTCTGTAAGTCCTATATATCCAAAGCTCCAAGTGAATGTCCTAATAGCCCTTTCTATGGACTCATCAGGCTTTAGCCTTACATGGCATCCTCCCTCACAAAAGAATAATGGGTTGCTGGAAGCCTTGGACTTCTTTAAGTGCTCAAATGTTATCAAGTGGACTTGAAGTGCCTTCTCAAAGTTTTCATCAAGTATTTCAAAGTACTTTTCTTCATTACCATTTGCTAAGATAGCATATCTTATAGTGTTTAGGGTAACAGCTCCACAGTTAGCTCTTCCTATAAATACAGGAACATCATTAGCATCTGCTGGTGCTATTCCTCCTCTTTTATACCAAGGACTTAAGAAAGCTCTGCATCCCATCTGAGATACTGCTAGTCCATACTTATCATAAATATCACCTAAATATCCTGCATTTAAGCTTAAATAGTCTGGGTATATTCTCTTCAATGAGCATTTTAATGCCTGTTCATATAGGTCATAGTTAGGGTCTCCTTCTTGTCCATTTATTCCATTCCTGTGTAGGAACACTAGTTTAGGGAATACTGGGGTCAAGTGGTTTTCTCCTATGCCTTTCTCTCTATTTTGTAACAACACCTTGCTTACCAGCCTTCCTGACTCGGTTGTGTTAAGTCCAAAGGTGAAAGCTATAAATGCTGTCTGTCCATTTGAATTATTTATAGTATTGAGTCTTGTCTCAGTAGCTTGGAAGCCTTGCTCCAGAGCTCTCTTCACATACTTGTAGGCTAACTTCTTAATGAAGTCTCTGTCTACTACTGCTGGGAGCTCTTTCTCATAGTAGTGCTCAGAAGCTTTAAGAGCTTTGTCCACATAAGGAGCTAACACACTGTCTATCTCTGGCACTGTGAATCCTCCATACTGCTGACTTGAAGCCTGTAAAATTACATCTGACATTACTCTTAGAGCTGACTCTACTGAGGTTGGCTCAGTATATTTTACTCCATTAAGGTTAAATCCACCTTTTAGCACTGTAGCCATATCAAATAGGCAACAATTTATAGAGCCAAAAATCCTATCTGATGTATCATGGATGTATAAGTCTCCATCCTTGTGAGCCTGTGCTATCTCTGGAGGTAACTCATATTCTAAGTATATCTCCTTGGATAGTACTCCGCTTACTAATTCTTTCTTAGTGCTAATAAGTTGACTGTCCTTATTAGCATTTTCTTTTGAGCCACTATACACAATATGCTTGGAATTAGTTAGGACTCTATCAAAGGTCTCGTTAAACCTTTTCTTGTAGTTCCTGTAGCTTCCATAAGCTTCTCCTACTGGGGGACTTACATTCTTTAGTGCCCTCTCCACATAATCATGTAAGTCATCCACTAATACAACTTTCTTCCCTATTATTTCATCATGCACTTGCATTAGAACTAGTTCTTCCTCTTCCTGTGTTAAGGATACTCCTACCCTATTAGCTGATTTTGTTATAGCTTTAATAATCTTGGAGTCATCAAACTGCTCTGCGACTCTTGCCCTTTTTAGTACAACTGGTAGTTCCACATTAAGCCCTCCTTTATTTCTTTGAAGTATGACCGAATCCATCTTCCCTTTCAGCATCTTTTGGGGGATTATCTGGAGCTAGGAATGGTACAAATATTAGCTGTGCTATTGCATCTCCTTTTTTGATAGTAACTGGTTTCTTGCCTAAATTTCTCAATCCTATGCCAATATTACCCTCATTTCCTTTGTTGTTGTAGTAGTCCTTATCAATGACTCCTATAGTGTTAGCCATCATAAGGTCTGAGAACATTCCTTGAGAGCTTCTTACATTAGCAATTAACATCTCTCCATCCTGCATATAAGCCTTAACATTGGTGATAATGGCTATTTTGTCCCCATAGTAGAGAACAATGTCCTCTTCTCCAGTGTAGAATATATCACTTCCTGCTGACTTCTTTGTTCCCCTTACTGGCTCTTGATAAGCTCCATTGACAAAAACTCTATCAATGCCTTTCTTCTCAAGGGTTTCCTTCATCTTAGGAACTAATAATAGCCCCTCCTCTGATACTGGCTCAAATCCTCTTACTCTAATGTTTTCCACAATAATTCCTCCTTTAAATCCATTTCGGTACTTTATATTATAGCATTACCCTCAGTCAAGTAAAAGTCTTATAACAAATGAGCATATTATTTATTATTAATTTTTTTAACTAAATCATTCGCTATCCTGTTAATTACTTTGCTCCACTCAGTATTAGGTTGTCCATTTTTCTGACTGTACTTAACATTAACATCCCAGATAGAGTAGCCATTGTAGTGCTCTCCTTCTGGCTTAAGGTAAGCATTTGAGAGGAGTCTAGCTGTAGTGAGTATGGATTCTTCCTTACTGCTAAATATTCTTCCCCTGCTTAAAGATGTGTAAACTTCAAATCCTGTCATATTGTTGTATTTTCTAGCTCTAAGACTTGTTCCCCATCCAGACTCATTTGCCACAAGTCCTATTAGGAACATGGCATTAACTCCATACACCCTCTCCCCTTTAAAGAAAGCTTCTTCCAGTCCAGCTAAAGAAGTCCCCTCTAATGCTTTCTTTATCTGGGCTAAACTAGCATTACTGGGCTTTCTTAAATCGTTTGGGTCATAGCTAATGTCTATAGAGAGGTCATTAAGTATCTTATTTGCTTCCTGCAACTGTTTATTTATTTCATCAATTTCTTTCTGCTTTTCTTGTAATTCAATACTCTTTGTCTCTACCTCTGCTTTAGACTTATTTAGCTCGTCTTGGAGTGCTCTAATCTCCTGCTGTAACTTATGTGTTTGCTTATTTAGAGCATCTATAGTATGTATAAGCTTAACAGCACTCCCTATTGTTATAACAGTAACTATAGAAGCTCCAATGATAGCTAACTTCGTCTTATTCATTTTATTCCTCCTCTTGATTTCCTTGAGGTCGGATAAGGTCTATTACTGTGTTCTTCTTAGCCTTAATCTCCTGCCCCTCTATAATCATATAATCATTTGGATTGACATTCAACAAGAAACTTTTGAGCTTATTTTCATCCTCTATTTTCCTTATCCTAAATCCCTCGCCATACTTTAAGTTTGTTGGTACTAAATAAAACATGACTCATCCCCTTTGATTGTCCTATTTTAGTTTATAAAAATAGAGGGCTCACTGGAAGCCCTCCATAGTTTAATTAAGCTTCGTTACTATTAGCTCTCATATTGAGTTCCACATATAGGGCAATATGGCTCTCCTTCTAGTTCTTCAAGCTGTCTGCCACAGCAGAAATATTCTCCATCTCTAATATAACATTCCTCCATATCGTGAACTTCTCCCTCATCATCTACTAGTCCTACTTTAGCTTCAATGTATTGCTCAAGAGCTTCATCCTTAGTTGGAGCTGTGTATTTTGGATTTCCTTCATTGTACTTTTCTAAGAACTTCTTAATAGTTGCATATTTAAGCTTCTTAGCCTTATACTGAGCTCTGATTTCCTCTTCGATTTCAGCTTCCTTAGCTGTTCTTTCTTCTGATACTTCAAAGCCTTCTTCATCCTCATCAGAGTCATCTTCAACTTCCTCATCCTCTTCATCAGCTTCTCCTAGAGCTACTAGAGCTTCTATAAGAGCAACCCTGTTAATAACTGACTTCTTGCCTACTTTCTTTTTAGGAACTTCTATTTCATTCAATTCAGCTAACTCTACAAGCTCATCAGTACTCATTTCAGAAAGTTCTTCTTCTGTGTACCAGTCATCATCTTCTCCTTCTTCGGAGTTATCAGTGTCCTCAGCATCTTCTTCTTCATAAATAGTTATATCCCCAGCTTCTACAGCCTTAATTATTCTGTCAATAAGAGCCTGTTTCTTGCCCTTAGCACTTAAGCCATTCTCTGTGCAAATCTCAGCTAACTCTTCAACTGTCTTAGCTTCAAGCTCATCAGCTAAAGTAGCTTCCTGCTCATCAGCATCAGTATCTTCAGTGTCATCATCCACACTTTCAACTAAATCCTCTTTGTCTCCATCCTCTTCATCATAGTAGCCAAGTTCTTCCAATGCATTATATAGAGCATCAAGGTCTAAGATTAGCAATTCAATAAATCCAGCTTTATTCCACTTCTTAGGAGCTGTAAAATCAAGCTTCTCTCCAATTTCAAGAAGTTCATCCTCGTCAAGAGATAATAGGAAGTCTCTGAAAGCCTGTTCGTTTTCATCTTCATCATCTTCATACTCATCTTCTGAAACTTCTTCTGGGATTTCTTCTGAGCTATCACCATCTTGGTCATCTGCTTTTGAGTCATCATTGGCATTTTCATTGTTGACTTCTTCTAGGTCTTGCTCTACTTCTTTGGCATCCTCTTCCCTCTTTGCTTCCAGTTCTAATATTTGTGCAATTAGGTCTGGAGCTTTTCCTACAGCTTTTCCTCCAAGCTTACTTACAAGAGCCTTAAGGTCATTGTACTTCATAGCTTTAAGTTCTGCTTCTCTTCCTTCTGCCACTGGAGATGGGTCTGCCTTTGGAGCTTCTTCCTTAATTCCTTCTGTTTTATTTACAGCTCCTTTAGCTGAATCTACTCCTCCTACAAATATGTTTTTCTCTGCCAGTACTTCTGCTACAGCTTCCTTCACTATAGCTTTAATGTCCCCTCTTAATGCTCCAATAAATTCTACGATAGTCTTATTTTCCATGTTTGTTTCCTCCTCATATTCTTTAATATTTATTTTTAATTTCCATGTTCTTAGTATAGCACTTGACCATTATGACTGTCAAGCTAGGTTTTTTCATACCTATAAATCATCTTCTTGTCAAGTTCTACTACATTTTTCACAAACACATTTATTTGCTTCGCTAATATCAATATCAAAAGCACCCACAAATTCTTGCTCTTGTAATGCTTTAAACAACCACTTTCT